GTCTAGCAGAAACTCCGCTAGTCCATCCCATTTCTTCATCTAGTTCATCGGGCGTAACTTGTTTTGAAGAAAGCCTTTCCTCTAATTGGTCCCTATCGGGATGCTGACAGAGTTTACAGTGCTTTCTTGTTTTAGCCATTTAATCAACCCCACAAACCATCTGACCAACTTTTCTTAATTTTTGAATTAGCCAATGCCTGTTCATACGCTGACGACCAAGGAAAACCCGTAACCTTTCTTCCACCACCTGCTGATGAAAGTAATAGTGGTTTACCGTTAGCCCCCAAATGAGGAGGAACAATAAAGTCTTGACGAACAAATCTGTTAATTAGACGATTAACCGTAGCATCAGTAAATTTAATCTTAAACTCCTTTACATCATCCATTCCACTAATATCTTTTAGATATGGAGCAATTGAAGTCAAATATCTTTGAGTTTGTTTTTGTTGGCCCTTGAATGTAAAATTATTCAATCTAGCAGTAATACCTCTAGTCCCACCATACATCAATTGATGACCACCACCACGATATGAATTTCTGTCGCCCAAAATCTTTCTAATCTCTCTCAACAACTGAGGTAGTTTAGATAATGCTTCTACCTTATTGGCAAAATCTCCTTTATCATTAATGATAATCTCTTTGATGAATGCCCCTTCCATAGCCTTTTGGAAATCTTGAAGGATAGCCAAGAGTCCTTTTTCAATAGTATCTCCTTTTCCTCCTCCGCTAATCCCATCGGCCCCTGCGAATATTGCTTGCCAAAATGGAGGTTTTGCTTCATTCTTATCGTTACTATACCAACTAGAAGAAACTGCGCTTTGTTCATTTTCACTACCATGAACCTTTTCTCTAGACCTAACATAAATCGGAGTTCGATAATGACCATAAACAATTTGTTCTCCAATATCAGCCATTTTACCTTTTACTGGCGCAACATCTTGTGGTTGAGTAAACGGAATATTTCTTGGGTCTTCATCTCCTCCCGACATTTCTTGTAAATTCTTAATCAATCGAAGAATATCTTTTTCATCATCTTCTTCCAATATTGACTGCTCATCTAGAATTAAAGAATCTAATAGTTTAACGACCCTATCTCCTCCCCTTCTAGCGGTTTGGTTAGGTCTTACTACTCTACTGGAAATATGGTCTTGCACATGCAGTAACAGTGTATCGCTACCTGCTCCATCTCTGTGTCCATTACCAGTAACTCCAATATCGGCCAATGATAATCCTTGACAATCACTTTTCCATTTTGTATATTGTCTTTGAATGGTCCCAATCTCTTGACCTAATTCTTGGTCAATTAGAGCATTCTTAACTTGAACCATTCTCTTTTTCTTAACAGGTGGGGCCTTTAATAGCAAACTAGCCCAATTCATTCTTCATCTTCCTCCTTTTTCTTTTTCTTTTTTCCATAAAGAGGTCTAGGTTCAAGACCTGCGGTAGTAGTAGTAACGGCTCCTGCTAGTTTAAGCATCTTAACCCATCTACCGTGGGCTTGCCCCACTGATGGTAGCCTTAGATTATTCCTCCTAGCCACCCTTCTTTCGGCTTCCGCCTGTAACATATTTCCAAATCTCATCATATCTTCTACATCTTTACGATATTGTGGATATTGTTGAATAAATTCTGTTTGAATGATAGCCATGAACAAACCCGCTTTTTCAACCGTAGATAATCCCCGTTTATTTCCTTTGTTATTTTAAACCGATAACTCTAATCTATTGTTCATATTCCTCATCCACTCAGTAACAAAGGATAATTCCTCTAGATTTACACCAGTTTCATATCCCCTATTATCCAAATAATGCACCAACTGATTAGTTGAAATATTTCTTCCACTTTGAGGAATAAAAGGGCATCCACCAAGACCAGCAATACTCGCATCAAACTTCGTTATTCCCCAATCTAAAGCCGCATCAACATTAGCAAAAATATCAGTTTCTCCATTTTTTCTCTCATGTAAGTGTAAAGTTACATCCGAATCAAATTTTCTAGTCATTTCAAGTGTTTGAAGCAACTTTGTAGGAAAAGCCGAACCAATTGTGTCACAGAGGACTATCTCACTAGCAATTTCACTTGCCATTTCAAAGGATTTTAACAAATCATACTCAGAAATGTTGCCTGTAAGGGGACAACCAAACGCACAAGAGATATATGCACGAACATTTTCTCTTTTTTCCTCCTCTAACATGTTTTTTATCTCTGGAAATGCCTCATTTAAGGTCCTTCCAAGATTTCTCATGTTAAATTCATCCGAAGGAGAAAAATATACATTAAATCTCGATACTCCAACCGCTTTTGCCCTATCATAACCCCTTTGATTAGGCACCAAAGCCGCAAAATTCGCCAAATCCTTAGTTTGACTAAATACATCTTCCGCATCTGACATATGAGGGACCATTTTTGGATGAACAAATGATGCAACTTCAATATCTTCTAGTCCACCACGATATAATTCGTTTATCATCTTGACTTTTTCACTGGTATCTAAACTAAATTTACTGTTTTGCAAGCCATCTCTAGGTCCTACTTCATAAATCTCAATATCCTTCATCTTAAAACCCCATTACTAGCGATAATTTACCTAGTAATATATCCAATTTAAAGATGCCTCTGATTTTTTATCTAATATCCTTTCTATTATTTATTTCACTCAAAGTCAGTTCCTTATACTCATAGAAATTTTTGTTTACTTCGGGCAATTCCCAATCATCTTCTTTCCATTCTTTTTTGAATTCATCATAGAGTTCAAACGCTTTTTTACGATTTTCATTCGCTTTATTTATCCAAGATTCTAGGTATTGTTTCTTTTGTTCTTGTAGAATATCTCTACTATATTTCAATTTAGGAACTTTTGCGCTTTCCATATATTGTTTTAATTCCTCATATGATTCTGTTAGGTTAGGATATTGGTTTGTTTTTTTGAAATAATTGTAATCAAGTTCGGCTTCTTTCAATACTTCTTTTATTCCTATTGGCTCACCTACAACTGCCATAAATTTCATTTCTGATTCATCGAAGAACGGTCTATATCCCATCGTGTTTGCTTTTGGTCTACCAAGTGTTGCTCCCTTACTTTTGAATATTTTATTAGCCTCAAACAATGTATATCCCGCATTTAATGGAGGGATTTCTTTTACATTTTTATCTAACCATTGGGCTTCTTTTTTATATCCACCATATCTATCGGGTTCTCCTTTGATAAACCAATAAACGGAACTATTCCAATAAGTAAAACCAAAGAAAGGAGCAAAACTACCTGCTTGAGCATCACCTTCTTTTCCTTCTCCACCACTACCTGTTCTTTTGTAGAATAAGACCTTCTCATCTCCTAAGTCTGCAAGTAAAATTGGCCTACCATCTATCTCCATTAGCCACTCATAAGAAATATCTTGTTTAAGAATAACCATCCATTTGGGTAGCATATTTCTCACCTAACTTTTTCAAAAAATGACCTGTAATTTGTGTGGGACTAGCAAAAATTTTTTGGGGCTTATCGTCTATTTCCAGCCAAATGCCTTTAATCCTCCAATAACATTTTACTTATATCGTCTAACGATAACAGTTCGCTTATTCTTTTATGAGCAACAGTTTGGCGTTTAGCGACAGGCACATTCAATCCGTTATCGCTACTCGATTTAGTAGCAAAATCATCTAAGGAAGTCTGTGTAGTCTTTTTCCTTGTTGCATCTAACAATTCTTTTAGCAATCCTTCAGCGTCCTTTAACGCTTTATTGGCAATATCCGTTTTTACCTTTGCTTCGTGCATTAATTTATTGATTTCCCTTACGGCCTCAAAAACATCATCATCATCCATTGGAAACGCCTACTGATGCAAGCCTACTGTCGTTTAACTAATGAAGATATTGTTTATTCATTAAATTTTAATGGTGTAAGGCTTATCGTTTAACGACTATCAAATAAAAAATTTTTTCACAAAGCCATATGGTTGTAGGCTTTGCAAACAACCTTGATAGGTAATCCGCAAACCTACTATCATGAATGCAGAGGATATAGCAAGCCACATCGTTAATCTTACTATGAGATTAGATAACCAAAAAGAATTGAAAAAGGCATGGCAGGTTATTAGTAAAGCACTATTATATCTAAGTGCTAAAGATGACTTCTTTACAAGAGAACAAGAGTCATTAGAAATAATAGGTAGAATGAAAGAAGAACGATTGGAGGATTTAGTATGAGTGATGAAGTAGCGGAATGGTGTGGTTATAATTCTACATGGGATATGCTCACATATCATCTTGACAAAGAAGAATTAATGAACCTTCTTCAAGAGTTTGTCTATGAAGATAAGCAAGGTTGGATAGCAGAAATCATTGAAGATTTAGCAAAACAACATTATGAATGGGTAGACCATGAAAGGATTAAAGCAGACCATGAAGATAGAATGTATCAAGAATACAAAGACAAGATAAGAGGGATAGAATGACACAAGCAGGGATAATTAGATGTTTCAACTGCAAACGCTCAATAGGATATTGTGTATCCTTTGGGTGTGAACCAATAGAGGATAATCCTCGCCCTTCGGGGTAGTTTACAAAGCACTACCATATGGTGAGGCAACTTTGAGATGACACGAACCTCATAACGAATTAGTGTTTACTACTATTGATGGTAACTACTAGTTATTCGGATGATTGTGCATGTTGTGGAAAAGAAATACACATTGACATGGATGGAGGATACCTTTGGGAAGGTTCTTTCGCTTGTGAGGAATGTATTGAGGAGATGGATTAATGGAATTAGTAATTAGGATAGAAACGGAAGAATGGATATACGAGGAGTGGATTGAAGATGAAAGCAAGTGAATTAATGACAATGACATATAAACAAGTAGAAGAAATTGAACAACAATTATGGAAAGATTGGGAAATCGCAAGTAATGTTTTGAAAGTATTGAAGGCAATGAATAAGGAGGAAGAATGATGTTTCAAAGAAGACATATGCAAGCCGTAGCAGACGAGGTAATGACATGGGACAAAACCATGAGCAAGAAACAGATAGTGGATAACCTCTGTTCGCTTTTTGCTTATTACAACCCAAATTTCAAGCCTGACAGATTTAGAAAAGCCTGTTCAGCGTTTGAAGGGGAGTTGTGAGGCGGTTGGAGTGGGGTAACGCCCACTCCTTCTGCTATTCCTCAAAGTTAGCGAAGGAGTTCTAGCATTACCATATGGTTTTGAAATATGTGGGTATTCCTGAAGAAAAAAGACAGGATTTCTTCGGAAGCGTTAATTAATCTCAAATCTCTAGCAAGTTAGACTACTGATTTCAGATTATAATTTCCCATAACCCTTTGGTGTCCTTTCCGAACACATTTTTCACTACCATATGGTATTGGGCTTTGTATCAATACCCCAAATCGAATTTCAGTCCCCACCATCACATCTGCTAAGATGCTGAGACTCAGAACGGCCTATTCTGATTAAGGGGGTTTCCCTTATCTCTAGATGGTGGGGACCTACTGCCGATACCTTTCATTCAATCAACCCCTACTCATGTTGGAGTATCTTGAAATCTTGGAGGGCTATCTGTAAGTCGGCAATGCACTTTTCTAGTTCATCACCACTCACACGAAGTTTCTTGATAATCAATTCATTGTTTCGATTATGACCAACTTCTATGACGAAGCGTTGTTCTTGGTTCGCTATATGTTCTTCAATTGTATTCTTTTTGTTAAACCATTTCATCTATATCACTCCTTGAATTTAAGCCGAAGTATTGCCTCCTTGACTAGTATCGGAGGCTGAGAACTTATGTGTCTACAAGTCGGAGGGATTTTCTCAGCACATTACTTGGTCTGTTCCTGTTGCATCCTTAACCTCCTAGGAAGAATAAGGCAAGATGAGCCGTTCATGGTGATAAACAAATATCGCACTTAGGTTTCGATTCTCTACTTCTATTACCAACCAAATCAACTGCCTACGAGGACAGTATATTTTCGATTGGTCGTGATAGTAGGATTTGGCTAATGTATTTCAAGGTAAGAATACAAAGCCCTTACCATATGGTTGTTTAACTTTGAGGCTGAACAACCATGCTAAAAGTCGCTCCCCCCGCTTAAGAGGCTGAAGGTGGGGGGGAGCATTTTGTTGAAAACCTTCCGTTGGGACATTAGCGTGTAAACCTGTTAAATGTCTTCAATTCTGCTTTGGTGCGTTTTGCAAGTTCTCCTCTCCAACTTTGTAGGTTAGCGAGAACATATGGGATTTGTTGTTCCAATCCCTCATCACCATACATGTGATATGCTTCTAATGACGCATTAGCATAGGTCTTTGCATAATCAGCAAAACCCCCTGTGGCATTGTCAATCACTATTTGCATTAATTCAAAAATTCGTTCTACTTGTTCATCTGTATATTCCATCAATATTCCTCCTTGTTCTGCAACCAATCTTTACCTTTGCAATCTGCAATGGCTTTCAATAGGTCAATTTCTTCTCTTGTTAGGTATTTGTTCCGTAACTGTGTCCTGTTCATCAATAGATAGCACTACAATTTTGACATAAGGTATCTTTCCTCAAAGTTCGATACCATATGGTTCGATGAAAAAACTTTAGTCGAGGGTATATGAAGGTGCGACTTGAAAATAATCTCAGATGAGTAGCGATATGCTAGAATATTGACATTGTTTTCTGTTTTCCGCATATTCTCAAGTAAATTGACATTTTTCACTAAATTATCCTACATTTTTCATTACCATATGGTTCGGCTTTGCACAGAACCCTACAAATAGATTCAACATTCTCTACTATTGCAAGTCAAGAACGATTGAATCAGATTGATTAACAGGAGATGAAAAGAATGGCAGACTATACAATGGATGATGACAAGTGGAACTCACGGGTTGCTTTGATTGAATCCCACATCAAGAATAACGATGTTGGAGACATGGAAGCACCTTTGATGTGGAACCTAAAACAAGGAACAGAAAAACCCGAATACCGTAAGCGATATTGGAACAACATTACCAATATGTTCGCAACTGTGGATAACTCACCGATTATTATCGGCAAGAGAAGTTCACTCCCCCAAGCAGTGCAGGACTCTATGGAGATACTATGTGCGGAATATGCAACTGGCCAAAGTGCGCTTTTTGCTAGCCACCCAATGTATGCTCAAGTGCTTCGTGCAAGAGGTATCGCTGGATACACTCCTTACGAAAATGCGGAGTCCTATGCAAAGGCTCAAGTTGCAAACTTGAAAACAAGGCTTACAGGATACTACAAGAACTACACCGACAAAAACGCTGAATTGATTCAGTGGGATGGAACACTAAGTAAGGATGGTTCACCAAACCTTACTGTTCCAGCAGTTGAGGAGGCTGAAGTCTGAGCCTAATCGTTCTTGGCTTGCACCTCACAGGATTTGCCTTCGGGCATTTCTTGTGAGGTATGTTTACAAAGCAACATACCATATGGTAACAAAACTTTGAGGATTATGTTACCTTATGAAAAATGATTAAACCTTACTATCATGATTGATTGGGAAGACATGGTTAAAGAATACAAGAAGCAATATGATGATGAAGACGGAATTAATGAATTTATTGATAGTTTACTACCTGTATATTATGGAGATATATATTCAACCTATCATGAAGAAATTGGGACACCTATGAACATTGAAATTGAGGAGCATCACCAAGGTATGCAAATTTGGCAAATAATGAATATAGATATTTTTAATTCATTTTTTGAGAGTTTTCACTCTGCATGGACTCCTTTTGATGAGGAGGAGTGAATTTGAGATACTGGGGAGTGGTTTTGTATGTTTACCACAGGCAAGGGAGCCTCGGCAGATATGCCAAAAAGCCGAAAACTAAACATTCACCCTTCGGGGTCATTCTTCTCAAAGTTATGACCATATGGTTGGTAGAGACTTAAACTTGAAATTATTTTTCTTAAAGTTAAGTTTTTGATGCTCGACTTGCAAATATGCCAGTTTAAATAGTTTCCAAGAATCCCAATACTGAGAATGATTCAATATTCATTCTTAGATTATCTCGCATGGAGATTGACTTCTTCAATGCGACTAATACCTAACCTTAGTATATCAACGCAGTATCACAAGGTAGTCAATTTTACCACCCATTTTTGTATGGATTTATTTGGGTTACATTCAATTGACATATACAGTATAATATAATGTATAGGTATTAGATAATTAATACATAATATTTGATTTGATAATATGGATTTTTCTTTATTTTGCAATTATTGTAGTGAACTACAAAATCAAAAATGGGGAAAAACCGAGGGACGCAAAAGAGAAAGTAAGTATTATTGTAATATTGTAAATATTGTAATAATATAATATATATTATACTCTCTTTCTTTTACTTACTTTCTTTCTCTATGGGAAGTGTTACAATATCTACAATATTACAATATTCTACAAAATGGCTCGCAGTGTCATCTTTGCATTTTTTACAAAGACTGCATAATGCGAAAATATACTACAATAATGAAAGAAGCAGGAAAATTCCAGATTTTTTTCATATGAGTTTTTTAATGTGAAACTACTAGCATAAACAGGTGATGATATGGATACACAAAAGAAAATAAAAGACACAATCAAAATGATAGAGAAGTTACTACTATCAAAGAATAAGCAATACGGAGATTCCGCAATGAATCCCCTTGGCATATTTGCTAATGGTTCAGCAGAGGAATTGATTCGTGTTAGAATAGATGATAAATTAAATAGATTACTTCAAGGAGATGAATCTATAGAAAGTGATACAGATGTAATATTAGACCTAATCGGTTATCTTGTATTACTTCTAATATCAATGGAAGAATAAGATTTGAATGAGTCCCACCACTATCTATAGAGCGAGTAACCAAAAGGTATGAGTTAAAAGGGTTAAACTGGATAACGGTCTGAGTAATGAAAGCGAAGTAGATGGGTTCAAAACTATTGTTTGAGAATAGATAATCTTGAATGCACTCAAAACTATTGGGCTGGCCTAATAGACCTCTGCATGAAGGGCGGGGCATCGTTCTATAGATGGAGATGAGATTATGAATGATGAAGAAAGAAATAGATTACTAGAAGAAGTTCAAAGTGTAATTACTGAACAATGTGAAAGTTTGAGAAATTCAGTTGATGATTTAATTAGGGGCATGGTTGGTATGACATATGCGGCTCTAATGCATTTAGATAAAGACGATTATGAAAGTGCTAGGCAACAATTACTTGATATTATAGTTATATTAGAAAAAAGAAAGTTGGAGATGGAAGAATGAATATTTTTGCACTATCAAAATGTCCTCATAAATCAGCAAAAGAAATGATAGATAAACATGTAGTAAAGATGCCGACAGAGACTTGTCAGATGTTACATACAAATATTCTATACATGCAATTTGTTGATGTGAAAGGTAGAATACCTAAATTGCGTGACCTTAAAAAATACCATGAAGAAATTAACTCAGTGTTGATGAAACCTGCAATGTTAAATCACCCCTCAACGATATGGTCTAGACAGTCGAAAGATAATTTTGATTGGCTCTTTCAACACGGTAAGGCTTTGTGCAAAGAATACTCTTATCGCTACAATGGTAAAGAACATGGTTCAGAAAAACGAATACTCGATTGTATGATTTATGAAGATTTAATTTATAACCAACACAATTACGAATATCAAAGACTTACTCCTGTGCTAATCGCTATGGATGATAAGTATCGAATTGAAAGAAATTTCGATATGGTTTTTGCTGACCAAAACTGGTATGACGAGAGAGAATGGAAATATGTCATCAAATCATACCGTCATTATTATTTAGAAGGCAAGTGGAGATTTGCAGAGTGGAAAATGAATAGGCAACCTTCTTGGTGGCCTAAAGACCATATACAGAAAAAAGACCAAGAATGGAATGATTGGTTAGAATCAGAAAACGAAAGAATAAGGAGGGCAAATGAATGTCTAAACATATAAATGGAAAAGTCTTGAAATTTAAGAAACAACTAGAACAAGAGGGCTTCAATGTAGATATTGGAGACAACTGTTGGAGGATATACAAGATAGGACAACCGTTCTATTCTTTCCATCCTGCCGAGAAAGGTATCCGACCTTGCATATCTTGGATAAAAGCAAACTACAAGATTGACCTTAACAGGCAACAGAATAAACCAAAGAAGAAGATGTGTAGCAAAGAACTTGCTAAAATGCATCATGAGAAAATTCAATCTTTGGAACAACGGCTAAAATTATCTAGTGATAGATTTACAGAATTAGTCGCATTTTTACGAAGGAAACATATTGATGTTTTTGAAGAATTTATGGAGAGATACGAATGAAAAAGAAAATCAAGAAAATGGTAATTTATTACGATGATGATTCAACCATCATTCTAGAAAATGGAATGGTTGGTAGGACAGGCAATTGGGATAATCACTGTGCAATATGCGGTGAAAAAAGTGAACAAAGTATCTGTTCTGATGAATGCCAAGAAGAAGCATATGAAATTCTATCTCAAATCAGAGAAGAAGAATACCAAAACGAATTGCTTTATGATAAGATGAGGGATAACCTATGAAAGAGAAATACTTTAGCACAATAGAAAAAGAATTGAACACTATGATTAACAAACTAGCAGAGAACATGCTTAATGCAGTAAGGGATGAAGAATGGGAAGCCGTTCTTCTATCAGCAGGTGCAATTATGGATAATGTAAAAACTATTTATCCAGTTGCAAGTGGTAACTTACATAGAATCATGAGTGGTAAATTTAATGGCGATAAGCCAGTAGAGAATAACCATTTATTTGGTTAAAATCATACATGGGCGTATGGTGTAACGGATAGCATGTTGGCCTTCTAAGCCGAAGATAGGGGTTCGATTCCTCTTACGCCCGTATGATAAAACGGAGATGATATAATGACACAAATAGAATTTAGATTAATAGAAGAAAATGATATGCCACCAATTGTAATTACTTACGGTGATGACTTAGAACCAAAAGTAGTTTTGAATACTCATCATAAGATTTGGCTAACTTGGAAAAGAAAGATTATTGGTGGAGTAGCAAAGAGTCTTTACGATAAGATTGATGAGTTACTAGATAGTTACTTAGCCGACCAATACCAATTACAGGAGATGGATGCATGGGAAGAATGAAAGAAATAGCAATGTTACTAGAAGATGGTAATAGCGTTTATGAAGTCGCTAGAATCATGAAAGTAGATGTAAAGGTCATTAAGGCTTTAGTAAACAGGAGGAAGTAATATGCCATATGAAGATAATAGATTTTGGGACCCGAAGAAAGGTTGGGTTAGACCAAAGAGAGGACTTGTAATTAAAAGACGCAGACCTCAATTGACTATTGATGAACAATATATAGATGATTACGATAATGCTCCAATGAATGAAAATTGGGACTTAACAGATGATAATACTGACTTTAAACAAGGCTATGATAAAAATACTAAACCATTAACGATATTATCTAATTATTACTATGAAGTGAAGTCATTTCACTTCTGGAATAAAATATTAAATTTGATTCCTTTCATTTCAGTAGAAGAAATAGTAGAGGAAGACACAACCAAAAACCCATTCACAAGGAGAGATTAAAATGAATTACAATAACAGACTAAGAAGCGAAATACTAGCAAGAGGAGGAGAGTTTATTGCCACAGGTAATCTTATTCACGATATGGTGAGTAAGAAGTGGGATAATCCTACAGGAGCATTCAACATAGCATTGAAGAATAATCTTGTTGAAATGTCCGTTGCTGATGATTGGAAAGAAGCGAGAAAGGAATGGAAAGCAACAGGGAATGTTTGGTATATTCCTTTAGCCGATGATGCTACTGAGGTTCTACCCGAACCACATAGAAGTAGCCATCCTCATTACTGTGTTTGTGGCCATCCAATTGCTTGGCACTTTGAAATCGAAAATACAGAAAACGGTAGAGTAGAAGTTGTTGGTAGTGAACATATTGGATTTTGGATGATTGTCAGACACTTAGTAGAAAATCTAGAAATGGACCCCGAAGAAGTTACTCAAGAAAGAGTCCAAGAGTGGGTCAAAGAATCTATCAAATCTATGAAAGCCGAATGGTGGTGGAGTCAATACGGAGAGGAATTTGAAGAATGGTTTACTGCTATCAGAGAACAAGATTTAATTCTCAATGTAAGAGATGGTCCTCAATATTATGATAACGATACTAGAAGATATGAATACAAGAAATTGATTCGTAAGAAAGGTGTAGGAACGAGAGGAACCAATGACTTCCAAATGCCTTCTATTGTTTGGAGATGGAACCATCCCGATAACGATAAGACGGCTCAGATAAACACGACAGGTTATCCTAATCGTGATTTGTGGAATGACCTACAAATGTTCTACTTTAATCTAGATAAGCACAATGCTAAGATTGCGGAGATGCATCAAGAGAGACAAGATAGAATCGAACAAGTCATTGAAGAAAGGAGACTTGCAGACGAAGCACAGGCTCAAAGAGAAAGGGAACAAAGAGCAAGGGCTGAAGCAAGAGCCGAAAGGATTCGTCTAGAAAGAATCGAACAACAGAGACTTCTTGATACTGCCTTTGAAAGAACATGTTCTGAATGGGGTATTGTTCAATTCTCAGCCGAAGATGGTAGAGATGATTGGGAACAAGATTTCCTACTAAAGATGATTGGCAAGATTAATTCTATGGCTTACATTTCTGAGAAGCAAAAGCAAAGAGTCATCAAGATTATCAATCGTGAAGATGAACCTGCTACTGAAAAACAACTTGCTTACATTCGTGCTTTAGGAGGAGAACCAAACCCTAATCTAACTAAGAGAAAAGCGAGTGATATGATTGACCAATTGAAAAATCCTCAAAATTCTGTTCTTGCAGGAGAGGAGGAGGAATGAAGTCAAATCACTGGCTTAAAGTAGACAAAAAGGAGAATGAATAAAATGTTGAAAAAAGAATTACAGGAAAAGATAGAAGCATTAGAATTAGATAATGCGGGAATGAGACAAGTGGCTGAAAGGCTACATGAACAGAATGAAACCTTACAGATGTATGTGAACCAATTAAGAGGTAAACTACAAGAAGTAAGTAGTAACATGGTTACATACGAGAGCAGTATGTTGGTCATGACAAGTCGCCTCAAGGAATTGGGCGCATTAATAAGTGAACAAAACATAGAAAATAATAGGAGCGAATAAATATGAAACTAAGAATTTTGAACGAAACAGGACACACCGAACTTTCAGTAGCGGCTAGTGAAATCGTAGACCACATTAACGAACACGCAACTCATTGGGTCTTCGTAGATGGTGAGATGATTAGCAGAAGTGACATTAACGCAGTTAATTGGGATGATGTTTCTGATGTTGAACTAGTTCCTGCCATTGTCGGTGGAAACTGTTAGACGGAAATAATATTCCGCATTCGCTTTCTTTGGCGGATTGTGGTGCCTAAAGGCGTAAGTCCTGACGGGGTAACACAGGCTTAATCGAGATTGAATACAAGTGCGTAGCCTATCTCTCGGCCACAATCTGCTAGAGATTTGAGATTACAATTTACAAAATCGAAAATGTTCCAAGGTGAGAACATTTTTCATAACACAGAAGGGCATAGTCGTAGTCCTTCACTATTTGACCGTTAAACTTCATATAGTGAAAATTCATGACAAGAAATACCTGTCTTCGTTTGTCCGAAACGGGTGATTATGGAGGTTTTAACAATGAATAAAGCAAGTGAAATAATGAGTGAAATTACAGTGCATATGAAATACGCTAGGTATCTATCTACTTTGAATAGGAGAGAAACTTGGGATGAGTTAGTAACAAGAAATTACAATATGCACGATGAAAAAATAAAGAATTTAGATACTGTTGATGCTGATAAAGAGACATTGAAGAAATGGTTAGATGATTCTTATCAACTGGTGTATGCTAAGAAAGTATTACCATCAATGAGGAGTTTACAATTTGCGGGAAAGCCTATCGCTTTAAGCCCTAATAGAATGTATAATTGTGCATATATGCCAATTGATAATATTGCGGCTTTTCCCGAAGCAATGTTCCTTTTACTTGGAGGCACTGGTGTAGGTTACTCAGTGCAAAAACACCATGTTGCGGAATTGCCACCCATTTTTCAACCAATTAAGAAAACAAAAAGATGGAAGATTGGAGACTCAATAGAGGGATGGGCTGATGCGATAAAAGCATTGATGAAATCATATACCAAAGCAGGTAGTAGGACTATCGTTTTCGATTACTCAGATATTAGACCGAAAGGAGCAAGACTAGTTACTAGTGGAGGTAAAGCACCTTCCTCTGCCCCATTGGAACAATGCCTAGTAAAGATAAAACACATATTGAGTGATAAGCCAATGGGTAGTAAATTATCTACCATCGAGGTTCATGATATTCTTTGTCATATTGCTGATGCGGTATTGGCAGGTGGTATTCGTAGGGCCGCTTTGATTTCTCTATTCAGTGCTGATGATGATAAAATGATTGCTTGTAAATCGGGCAATTGGTGGGAGTTAAATCCACAAAGAGGTAGAGCAAATAACTCAGCCGTATTACTTAGACACAGAATCACTAAAGATTACTTTATGGATTTGTGGAAAAGAATTGAGTTGAGTGGAGCAGGTGAACCTGCGGTTTATCTTTCAAATGACAAAGATTGGGGAACCAATCCTTGTTGTGAGATTGCGCTTAGACCATTTCAATTTTGTAATCTAACTGAGGTAAATGTTAGTAACATTACATCTCAAGAGGATTTGAATATTAGAGTCCAAGCGGCTTCGTTTATTGGAACATTACAAGCGAGTTATACTGACTTCCATTATCTTAGAGATATATGGAGAGAGACAACTGAAAAGGATGCGCTTATTGGCGTATCAATGACAGGTATCGGCTCTAACAAGTTAGAGGATATGGACTTACAAGAAGCGACAGATATTGTTGTTAATACTAATCAGATGGTTGCTGACCTTCTAGGAATAAACCATGCGGCTAGAACAACTTGTGTTAAACCTGCGGGAACCACATCATTAGTTGTAGGAACATCTAGTGGTATTCACGCTTACCATAATGATTACTACATTCGTAGAATCAGAGTAGGAAAGAATGAAGCAATTTACAGTTATCTTATTGATAACCATCCCGAAATGCTTGAGGATGATTATTTTAATCCTACAACCCAAGCAGTTATTTCAGTCCCACAGAAGGCTCCTAAAGGGGCTATTCTGAGAACCGAATCTCCAATTGATTTGCTGAATCGTGTGAAACATGTCTCTGAAAACTGGGTAAAAACAGGACACAACAACGGGCAGAATACACATAATGTTTCAGCAACGGTATCTATTAAGAAAGATGAATGGGAGACAGTCGGTAAATGGATGTGGGATAACAAAGAATCCTATAATGGATTATCGGTTTTACCTTATGATGGTGGAACATATGTTCAAGCACCATTTGAAGATTGCACCGAGTATAAATACAAAAAGATGATGAAGACATTATCTGAAGTAGACCTCACTAAAGTTATTGAGTGGGATGACAACACTAACCTTACAGGAGAACTTGCGTGTGCAGGTGGACAGTGTGAGATATGACAATTTTCAAAGATATATATGAATTAAAAATGTGCGTTCTTGAAATGGAAGAATATTTCCCAAACGAGTATCATTCCATTTTAGGAGAAATAGAAAGAATAAAACAATTAGACTTAGACGACAAGACTAAACAGAATATCTGTAATGGTGAATTAAGGAAAGTCCTAATAAAGAATAAAGTAACCCCTAGTTATAAGATAGTTGAATGGCTCTCAGAGAGGAGAGAAGAATACTTAGATAGACTGGCTTATTTCCAGAGGGAAAATGAATGGAAGAAGAAGAAACTCACTTCAAATACCGATTAAGCATTTGTAAAGCGAATGGTAGCGTATGGATGGAGGAGTTTGATAATATAACTTCCATATTAGAAGAAATAAAAGGGCTACTTCTTAAACATCCACACCTTGTTGTCTCTAGACAAAAGGTAGTTGATAGAAATGAAAGATAACCCCGATTATACAAAAGACAGAAAAGGAAATTCGATAGCAACTCGTTGTCGAATATGCGGTGGTCAATTGACACACCCAAATGAAATAAAAGCCGAAATGCACGATAGATGTGTTAAGGCTTACAAGAGCAAAATAAGGTGATTAAGATGCCCGAACTATTATTACAAAGAGCAGACGACTCAGGAAAATACGATTCTACATTAGTTAGATTTCAAGGAGAGACTACATATACATCTGTAACGCTTTATCCAAGACAATATCGTAATACAAATAATCCAATGATGGAAGCGATAAAGAATTGGCTAACAGGTAAATTACAGATTAGTAGGAGAAATCTCTACAGGAAATCTTGGTATAATAATACCAATAACTCTAGGGGATATTATACTCCTAGAGCATCAGAAGAAGAAAAGGAACAACCCAAAGCCGTAGAGTTTTCCCATGTCATTACTATTGGTGAAGAAGGATTCATGGTTTATTTCAACAAGAAAGGAACAAGATATTTCATCAATGGTATCATGGGTAATAAGTCAGTATTGATTGCGGCATTAGCGAGAACAATATTCAAATCGTGTTTTACAGATGATGCTATCGAGTTAGAAAACTTCTTGATTAAACATATTCAATTGCCCGAAAATGTATTTTATGCAATTGAGAATCGTGCGCCTTATTATTTCCATCTAGATAGAGGAGATGGTCAATCAGCAAAGAGAATCGAATGTAGATTGAAAGTTAGACTGATTGCCGACAATAAGGTAGCAATTGAAGTATCGGATGGTATTTGGGGAGAGATGACTGTAAGGCAAATGAATACTTACATGAATACTTATCTCAAAAAGAAAAGACAGGGGACTTGGGCTAATCTAAGTCCGTCTGAGTTATGGGAGAAAGTAATGAAAAGATACCCGACAGAAAGTGAAGAACACTTGATGGTTGCTTTCCTTCATCAAAATAGAACATCTAAAGTTGTTAAAGAAAGAGCAAGAGATTTGATGGTTCACATGGAATCTCGTTATCCCGACAGAATCAAGATTAATTGGGGTTCACCCGATAAAATGTTAGATGTTTCAGAGAAGCCTACTATCATGTATGTGCATGGTAAATGTGCTGATTGGAAACTAACTGATAGAGGATTAAAATCTCAAGGGCAACAGAATGTCTCTACTTTCGTTTATGTTTGTGATACAGACGGTTCAAACGGAACATGGCAAGGCCCAATTTGTGTAGATAACTTAGATAACAAATCACCGACAGGCGACCAATTTGTTACAAGAGCATTGGGATTATTGAATGATAATCTGTTGGTCGAAAGGGTATCAACTATCAAGGGAAGATTAAATAGTAGACATAAAGTAGGTCAGACCGACCAAAGAATTTCGCTTTTCCAGCAGGAATAGAGAAAAGAAACGGTCATCCTACGGGGTGACAAAAATGAAATGCAAAGAATGTAATGGTAAAATCGTAGATATTGACGGAGAATTATCTTGTGAAGTATGTGGTGTTGTTCATAGTATATCTTTAGAGCCACCAAGACCTCAAGCCATCAAAAATCAAAACTCTCATGAGTTTCTTAATCATGAAAATGATAATGCCTATGGTTTAGGTAGTATCATTGGTCCCGAAAATTTCAAGGGAGCATCAAGATTGAGAAGATTGGCTAGTAGACAAAGTGGAGAGGATAGAAAAATGAAAAAAGCCATGTTTTTCATAAATATCGTCAAATCTGAATTTGGATTACAAAACTCTGCCAAATTAGATATGAGGAATTATTATTCTACTTTATCATCTAAGGGAATTTTCACTTCTAAAATGTCCTATGAAGAAAGGGCGGCTTCTATTGGTTATATTACAATCAAGGAATATGGTTATGGCTATACTCTCAAAGAAATGTGTAAAACATTAGATGTTCCTATGAAAAGAGTAGGAAGAAATGCTAGATTGTATGCTAGACATTTAGGTAAGTCTCATGTTTTTGCTATGGCCAATCCCGAAGGGATGATTGAAAAGTATTGTTCAAGGATTACCGAGAATAGAAAGTTTATGAATGATATTCTCAATATGTATCACTATCTAGATAATATAGTTAGTAGCCATCCTTCAACCCATTACTTAGCAGGTATTACTTATTTTGTCGAAGGACTAAAGATGCAAAAGGAACATACGAGAAAACAAATCGCTGAAGCATTTGAAACAAATCCTAGAAGAATAACGGAAGTCATTAAAAGAATAAAGAATATGCTAAATATCAAAGATACTTTTGGTTTAACAGTTGAAGATATATTGGAGGGAGTTAGATGAATTACATGTTAATAATCAATGATGAATTATCAGAATGGGCTAATCAAATACATAACCCCAAGGTGATAGCGAGTCTAATAATTTTAGAGGATGTATCAGCGTCATATAAAATTATGAATCATTATTATAAACAAGGATGGAATGTTTTACCTAATAATACAGTAAAAGTATTTCCAAGTTTAATTAATCTAAAGATTAAACATCCACAAACGGATGTTATTGAAGGTAAACTAAACATAGAAGAATTTCTGTATATGCTAGAATTGATGGAGGAGTATTGATGAAAATATTAATTGTAATCATACTCATGATAGGGTTGTATATCTTAGGTAAATTCCTTTATCCCGATATACCACAAAGACCTATCCAACAAGAATTAATTAAATGGGAGGAGGAACAATGAGAGCAAAAAGCACTATTCATGTAGAATACGAAGTATGTAGAGCGATACTAGAATCACCCGAATTGGCAGTAGTAATAGGTCAAGTCAAATCAAGGTTAGTCCCTATGGGAGATGATGTTGCAGAAAAAAGATTCAATGTGGGAACAAAGAGTTTATCACAACTCTTACAGAATATAGTTGATAGAAGATTACATCGAATACCTAAAGACCATCCCGATTACACACCAAAGGGTGATTAGATGGATAAAGAGGACTTAGGTTCTCTTAGGAAAGAATGGAATGAAACTGTGAGAGCAAAAATGCTCAGAGAGATATTCCCTAATGCTCCTAAGAGAAGTAAATGTAGGATATGTAAAGTCTCTTATCCTAACTCGATATTGAACGGTAGTAGCATTGCTCATTCAATGTGTCCCGAATGTATCAATGCAAGAATAGGAAATAAGAGACTAAAGAAAATGAAAGAAAAGCCCAACAAAGTTATTGAGGCTAAACCAATGGAAATCAAAGAAGAAGATTTGATGACATTGAAAGAATATTTGGAGATGAAAATATGACATTTGGATATAATGATGGAACGATAGAATGCGCCATGTGTGGTTGCAAGATGAAAGAATGGGAGAGTAATAATCCTCAACCTCTATTATCTGATTTTGAAGATAGGGTATGTAGAGATTGTAACGATTATGTTACTGCCTCTAGGATTATCCTTAGAGGTATGGATGAAGAAACGCTAAGACATACTTGTAATATTATTGTAGGTATTATTAGTATGGCTTCGGGATTAAAAAGAAGTCGAGAACATTGGCTAAAGAAAATGGAGGAGGAATGAATATGGTTAGTAGAGAAGAATGGATAAGAAAAGCAGAAGCCGTTGGTAGATTCGGTTCAAATGCCGCAACATCAGAAAAAGGAGCATACGAGGGTATGCCGTTATTGTATCAAGCACTAGGATGCTTTGATAACTTTGATGATTCTCATCGTAAGGCCGTGTTATCATTAGTAACACAATGGGCTAATCGAGAAGGCACAGGACTATGGAGTTTAGTAACAGATATGCGTGTTGCACACAATAAAGCAAAGGAGGAATAAATATGAAAAGAAAAGTAATGATTATAGGAACAGGTGGAATTGGAAGTTTTCTAATCCCTCTTTTAGATAAGACGGGATTGTATAAGATTACGGCACATGACCCCGATATTGTAGAAAAGAAGAATATACCTTATCAGAATTTTGAATTAAACGAGATTGATGATAAGAAAGTATTTGCTATGAAGAATAGATACAAGTCAGTGGCTAAGGCTGAACCTTTTTTGGTTCTAACAGAAAAACAAATTCAAGGTTATGACTTAGTTATCTGTTGTGCGGATAATTTAGATGTAAGAAGGCTACTTTATAGGTCATCAGTTAAATGGTTAGACTTGAGAGCGCAAGGTCGTAATGGTGCTTACATTAGTTATCTAACGCCTAAGAACATGTATGATGTTGTGCTTGCAGGACCCGATGGAAGTTTTTCATGTCAAGGAGATAGTTGGAAAGGCAAGAAAGAAGGTTTGCACTTTACTCATGTAGCAATAGCAGGTATGGCGGCTGAATGGATGCAAAGATGGTTTGTTGATGAGAATGATGTTTCAGATTACAAAGTGGTGAATATTTAATGGATACTAATCAATTAGTAGAGGATTACCTAAAGAATACTCCCCATTATACAAATTCAGAAGATATTGTTGTCTTGACTGATTGGAAAGAAAGAATAGAATGGTCCTTTGACCATCCAAAGAAAGCATCGGGATTACTGTCAATCTTCCAAGAGAAAAGAGGTGTTTTCCTTGAAACTATTTGGCAGATGAGTATGACTGCTTTTGATAAACCAAGAGAAGTCCAAGTGGTGATAGACAATAACGATAAGTTGTTTATTTCTTTTGGGACATTTTCATTTGTTGAATTTATGGAAGACCCTGTTGGAATGAAGTTGCCGATTAAATGTTGGATACATACTCATCCTTTCGGTTCAGCGTATTTCAGTGGAACAGATATGAAAACAATCAACACATGGAAACCTATCATGATTAGTGCTATCGTTTTAGGAGATGGAGAACATCAAACTTGGATGAACACTTCTTCCAATAAAGCGACACATTATACTTATGCCAAGAAAAGGCTAGTAGAATTAAATGGAGGAGAAGAAGAATGAAGTTAGAAGCAATAGGAGAATTTGTAGTATTGAAAGAATCAGAATCAAAGGTTGGTTCATTTGTAATGAGTGAAACCCACAAGGGAGAAGTTGTCTCCGTTGGTCCTGATGTAGAAGGAATAGATGTTGGTGATGAGATTTATTATCAACCGAATAAGAAGATTAAACTCGGTGAATTTTTCGCAGTTCACAAACATGTAATTTGTAGTAAGGTGGTGAAGGAATGATAGTAATAGGAGATGAAGCAAGAGATAAGATGTTGAAAGGAATTAACCTAGTGGCCGATGCAGTTAAACCTACACTTGGTCCTATGGCTAAGACTGTGGTTTTGAAGGAACATGGTAAACCGATTATTGTTAATGATGGTGTGACCGTTGCTAAGGCAGTTAGTCATGAAGATGAATTCGTAGATATGGGTGCTAAATTGCTAATAGAAGTAGCAACACAAGCCCAAAGTTTAGCAGGTGATGGAACAACTACTGCCTGTGTTTTGGCCCAAGCCTTTTGTGAGAAAGGAATGGAACTCATCAAGAATGGAAGTAACCCTGTTCATGTAGCGAATGATTTGAAGAAGAAAGTGGATGAAATATCTACCGAACTTCTGTCACTGGCAAAACCAATCTCAGAATCTAATGAAATCGTGAATGTAGCAACAATAGCCGCTAATAACGATAAAGACATTGGAGAGTTAATTGCGAAAGCAATAGAGACTGTTGGTAATAGTGGAGTTGTTACTGTTTCAGAATCTCAAGATATGAATACATCATTAGAAGTTGTTAATGGTTTAGAGATTGAAAGAGGATATAGGCATCATCATTTTACTACTGATAAAGAAAAGAATCAAACAGTTATGGAAAACCCATTGATTTTAGTATCCAATTTACAGATAGTTAGATTTCAAGAAATGGTTCCATTACTAGAAAAGGTCGCTGAAACTAAAAGACCTCTTGTATTGATTTCAAGATTGTTAGAAGAACATGCTATGGCTAATCTAATTGTTAATGTAATGAATGGTATTGTCAAGGTATGCCCTGTTGAATCACCAGATTACGGACATGTATCTGATGCACTTCTAGAGGATATTGCAATTGTTACAGGTGCTAAGTTTGTTGATTATCATGCTAATCATAAATTGGAAGAAGTGGAAATCGAAGACTTAGGAACGGCTGATAAAATTACAATCAAAGAAAATAAGACTATCATCGTTAATGGTGGTGGAGAAAAAGAGATGGTTGAAGCAAGGGCTAAGATGATTGAAAGTCATTATGAATTGGCTGACAATGATTTCCAGTTAGATAAGATGAAAACTAGAGTTGCTAAACTACTAGGTGGAGTTGCCGTATTAAAGATTGGAGCGTTATCAGAGGTAGAGATGAGAGATACTATGGAAAGAGTAGATGATGCCTTGAATGCTACAAGAGCCGCTATGGAATTAGGGATAATAGAAGGAGGAGGATTGACTCTTGCTAAGTTATCTAAGAATACTGACCAATGGAAAGATTGTTTCAAGGGACCATACTATCAGATATTAGAGAATGCAGGTATAGCAAAACCAAGAAAGATTACATCAATAAATGCTAGAACAAACAAGAAGTGTGACTTCCATAAAGAAGGAATCATAGACCCAGTGAAGGTAACACTATCTTCATTGAATAGTGCATCCTCTGTAACTGCGCTGGTTCTTACATCAGAAGTATTAGTGGGAGATGAAGAAGATGCTATGTCAAGTCAAAGGATGCTTTAATCTCTCACATAGAGGTTTCAGAAAATGCCTAGCATGTCTCAAAGGATTAACACCCGATAAAAGGAGCGAAGAAGAATGACTAAAATTATGATTTGTGTTTTTTGTAATGAAGAAGCAGATGAAGAAATAGGCTATTGGTCATGTTCTACTTGTAATGACTATGATGGTATAGAAGAAGTAAATGAAAAGGAATGGAGAGATAAAAATGAGTGAAGAATTAATGTTCCCAACATTAGCAATACAGTTGAAGAACGAAAAGGGTATCCCATATGATATGCCCGATGATTGGTTGGAAACCGCTTTGATGGTGGCCAACATGATTTATCAAAAATACCAAGTTGGTGTTGATGTTGTTTATGGGTCAGCATCAAGAGAAGGATTTATTATTTTAGAAAAGGAGTGTCACAAAAATGAGTGAAGAAGAAAAGAAGGAAGAAAAGAAAGAAGAACCAAAACTAGAGGTTAATCTCGTCAAAGGCGAGGAAGATGTTTCTAAGTTGAAGAAGTGCGTAGAACTAATTCTGAGTGAAAAGGGTAAACTAGCACTAGGCCAAGCATTGACGAATACAATACAGTCAATGGAAAACAGGGAGCCTGAGATGTGGAGAGAGTATGATAAGTCATTGAAAGATATGAAATATCTTCTCAGAAATCTGGATATTGAAAAGTCATTTCGTGTGGCTGACTCTATCAATAAAGATACTAAGTATTATGTTAAAAAGAATGGAGAGGTCATTGCCGAATATGATGATACGATTCATAATAGCATAGTAGCAGTTGAAGTTGCAAAGAATATGCATTCAGTAGATTCTAACAATTATTATTCAGCAAGCGTAGAAGTTACTTTTAGCCCTGTATTGATTGAAGGTGGCAGTAAAGAACCACAGGAAATTGGTATATGGTCTTCTGATTCAGTAATCAGCGAAGATGAGTTTAACTTTTGAGGGAATATTATGGGAAAGAAAATATGGGTCCAAATTAAAGTAGATGATAACTGCTTGTGGGATTTAAACGGTAAAGTATTCAAAAAGAAACCTTCACTAAAAGATATGCAAGATAGTGTAGGCGGTCTTATTGAATACATGCCTCAAGTGTATCTCATGCCCGAAGTAAAAGAAATGATTGTAAATGAAGAAGGACTTTTACACGGATTAAGAGATAATTACTTGGCTAATATGCAACTTAAAACACATGCTCCTAGAGTTGTAGGAGATGTTCTAGTTAAAGTAGATGAAGCATTCATTACTAAGGATTTTTGGTTAAAGTTGGAGGAATAGATATGAATCAAAGAGAAGAAGCAATGATGGAAGAAATCCTTAGATTAGAAAGAGAATTAAGTAAGTATAAGTGGACCGAAGAAAATCCTTGGTGGCTTTTGAATTACAAATTTAAAGTAGAATTCTTTTGGGATGAAAATGAAAAGGGAGTAAATGCTTTTAATCCGAAAGTTCGCATTCATACTCATAATCCTAAAAAGAAACAACAAATAGATAAGACATTACCATTGTTTACTTTAGCAATGAGATATGCTCAGAAACTATTAGAGGAGGAGGAATAGTGGCTGATGAAGAATTGTTAGGTCGTATCCCTAGAGATGCCAAGAATGAATTCAAAGTAACTAGAGGTAGATATTGGAATACCGACTATGTAGATATTAGATTACATACAAATGGTAATCACACAAAGAAAGGCATTCGACTTAACTTAGATGAACTACTGGTTCTAAAACAGATATTAGAGAAAATACAATTAGGAGATGAAGAAGATGGAAAAATTGAACAGGGAACAGAGATTAAACCCGATGGACAAATTAACGAAGAAAGAGATACTAAGCAAGGCAGTTCGCTATTTGCAAATCGTGGATAGTATGGAAGCCTCTAATTGGGAATGGTATCTAAATGAATTTAGAGGGCATGAAGATTGGGAAATAGGATTAACTACAACAATTGTTGAACTACAAAAAATGCTGAGAAACGAATTAAAAAAGGAGATGGAATAAATGGTATGGATATATGATGAAGATGGATATGATGATTGGAGCGTAACACACGCTAAATGGATGAGAGAAAATTTACCTATTCAAATGGTAGAAGCGTTTGAAGGAGAATTACAAACACTAGTGACTGACAAAGATAAGCATGGATTTATGATTTTTCATTTGCTACACATGTCTACTCTTACAAATAATGATGGATATGAATATTGGAAACAGGCACAGGATGTTTGGAATTTAGCATTGCCAATGATGCAAGCATTCAACACTATGATGATGGGTCTTGCTCAAAGAGCAAATGACGATAAGACGCTTCATGCTATTGGATTGGCTAATGCGCTAATGTTGCAAATGTTTGCTACACCACAAGAACCTCCAAGGGATGAGGAAGAATGAATGACCACCAAGATAGTGAGAACTTTTCTTACACTAGGTCTTGGGATGATATAGAAGCCATGCTCCATGAAGCCGAGCGTGAACAGAATGCCTGTTATATGCAAATGCAGAGATGCAAGAAGAAAGACCGCATATATTGGATGAGAAAATACAAGGGACTCCAAGGCGTAATTAACGGCTTGAGATGGGTCCTTGGAGATTTAAGAGTTAGTAAGAAAAAGGTATTGGGGAGAGAAGAATGAAATGGATAGAGTTTTGTAGATTAATGCAAGCAGTAGAAAATAGAACACCTACTAAGACAATTAGTTTGATAGCGAAGGATTATGAACACAATTCTCAATTCATTAAGATTCTAGCCCTAGAATTAGACGCTAATAATCTTGCTAGTAAGAAAGCATTCAGATGGGTAGTTAATGCACTAGAAGTATTTGATGATGAAGTAGAGTTGGCCATATACCAACATGGCGATATTGGAGAAGGTGTGTATCATTTTGTTCAAGATGGTAAAGACTCAGAAATGAATCTTAATACCATTCTACATCTATTATCTATGGATTGTAGCAAGAGTGACGGTCAATCTTACAATGCATTCTATGTAGCCTTCAATTCAATGTCGGCATTAGAGAAGAAATGGTTCTTGAGATATTGGCTTAGAACACCGAGGAATGGTATCAATAATGGAACGGTAAGAAAGTTACTTGCTAAGATTTACGATAAAAAAGAAGCGGAAGTAAAGAAGCATAATCAATTACATAGTTTACAGGATATTTCTATTTTCTATTCTAAGGGAGAAGAACCTCCTAATGATTTGAAAATAGGTAGATACATTGCACCAATGTTGGCCAAGGCAGTGCCTAAAGAGAAATGGCCAAAGCAACACATTGTTGAATACAAGTATGATGGTGCTAGGTATCAAATTCATTTTAGGAGGAAAATAGAAACTACCGTTATTATTTTCAATCGCAAAGGAAAGGTAGTTACAGATAAGTTTCCCGATATTGTAGAGGAGATTCTTAGTTGGAAAATAGAAGAACCATTTATTATTGATACTGAAATCTACCCTGTTGAAAGTGATGGTAGACCTGCTCCCTTCAAGAAGATGGGGACTCGTATTCACTCAAAGAATGTGAAGGAAGCCGTTGAAAAATGCCCCGTAGAACTGGCAGTATTCGATTGTATGATGTTCAATGATGAAAACCTAATGGATTCGCCACTGAAAGATAGAATCAATATTATCTATAAATTTCCAAAGCAAGCAGTTAGAAGCACAATAAAAGAAGATAATGATATATTCTATAATCTATCTATTAATGATGGCTATGAAGGTATTATGATTAAAGACCTTAATGCTACTTATCAAAGTGGTAAAAGGTCAGTTGCTTGGGCTAAGTATAAACCGCCTAGATTTGAATTGGATGTAGTAATTACAGGAGCAAGATATGGTGATGGAAAAAGGTCGAGCGTATTTGCTTCCTACGATATTGCCGTAAAAGACGATAACGAATATATATCAGTTGGTAGTATAGGAACGGGCTTTAGTGATATTGACCTTTTGTATTTGACAAACGAAGGTAAAAAGATTGTTTCAGGAATAAACGATAAAACACACAAATGGCTACCAAGGATAGTTTTGGAAGTAACTTGTGATTTAGTAACTAGAGATGCTGATGGTAATCTTGGATTAAGATTTCCTAGAATGCTTAGGATAAGAACAGATAAGCCTGTATCAGATATTAATACACTGAAAGATGTTGAGGGAATGATATGAATGTATGTAGATGGAAAGGAACAAAAAGAAATGGAAGAATCCTTTGCGATAAACCTCTTAATGAAGTAGAGAGTATTACTACTGATGATTCGGTAATAACTTGTAAAGAGTGTTTATTGTTATCGGGTAAAAGAACGGGAGTTAAACAGACCCATCTTAATGCTGATTTTCTTTCCTTTGCTAATATAGGTGAAAATGGCCTTCTTGATTTTCAAGATTACAAAAAAGAAAAAGATGGAAGGTCAAAAACGGGTTACAAAGATTCGTTTATCATGTGTCGTAGTGAGAGTCCTAATTATTTTGTTCCCGAACATAGAATAACAAATGACCCTAAAGAAGTATCTTGTTCTCACTGTTTGAACATGTGGGGTAAAAAGGAAACCAAGAAGTTTGTTTTGACTGGTGTAATGTTAGAAATAGGTTTACCTATGAAAAAGATAAGAGCAAAAATAGACAACGCTTCGTCAGCAACATTGACAAGCATGTTAGATAAGATGCTCTATGGAGACAAAGTATAAATTGGTGATATTAATACCACCGAAACATGATACAATGGTTGTTAAAATCTATCCTGTATATTATGGGATGGATGTATGTGATAATAGATAATTTCGTGAAATACCCTACTGATGAAATATGCGGTATAGAAATAGATGAAGATATAAGAAAGTTAGATAGAAAACAACTTTGCACACTATTAGAATTAAAGTATGATTTAGGAGAAGATGAATTTTGGAACTTGCCTTCAACATCAAAAATACGCCTTGGTTGCCAACTGGCATTGAACCAAAAGAAAAGATAGTGTGGGAATCTAACATGGAATACTACACTGATGAAGATATGAAGCGCAGATGGTCAGAGAAACATGGTAGAATAACAACTATCACTTACATGGTCTATGGTGATTTAGGAAAAAGAACCAACCTTTCAATTAATTATGCTATTCGTGAGACTATATCGAGCAAGAAGTTTGCTCAAGTATTAGAAGAAGTAGATTATGAAATGGCAGAATTGTATGGTCTTTACCAAGGGACATGTATCCAATGGGTATTTCCCGATAAATTAGAAGAATTAAATGAGATATTAGGATTGATTGAAAGTGGCTTAGACCATTTTAGAATCAAACATGAATGTATAGGAGCGACAGTAGATGTTTACGCAAGGACAACTTGAAGGAGTAATTTATTCATTAGCATATCCCGAAATTGAAATCACAAAAGATGATAGACAATCAATAGGATATAGGATAAGATTGAGAGTCAATTTTAGAGCAAAGAATAATTTATTTCTTCTTAAATTACAAAGAACCCTAGAGGACAAGGGAATACAGTCCTATTACAAAGCAAAGGAGAAAGAAGGTAGGCCCTATCCTTTGCTAAGATTGACGAATGTAGATAATCTGATTCAGTTTTTCAGATTAATAGATTCAGATGAGCCTACATCAAATGATAGATTCAATTCCTTTGAAGAAGTTTTGACGCTTGTTTCTAATAAGCATCACTTGAAACAAAAAGGTTTTGAGCGCATATTAGAAATAAAGGGGTTATTGACTTGAGTTTAATGGATATGAGTAAAAAAGAAAGACCAATATTAATTACAGGAAAAAGCGGAACAGGAAAAACAACAATTGCTAAATCAATGTCTAGAGAAGATTCTCTTATCTTCTATGCAAATGAGATAGAAGACAGAGATTGGAAAAGTGTTACAACCGATGTTATCATTGAAGAAGTTCATTACAAGCCTAATAAGGATGTAATAATGAATGTCATTAGAAATTGTAAACACCAGATTGTTCTTACATCAAATGATGAAAAGAGTATTCCGACTGAAATTAAAAACTGTTGTAGAGTAAAAAGAGCAGGTAGTGTTTGTCATTCACTTGATGCACTAAAACAATTAGCACCTAGAAGTAATAAACCTCATAATATAGAAATGAGTATTTTTGAATTGGTAAATGATTACCTAAAGAATACGAATCGTTCTCAAGTGCTTGAAAACTTCAAACATAACAGACCTGCTGATACTCAAATCATGACTTGGCTCGGTCTAAATATTCACCCTAACAAATTAGTGTTTGTAGATGGTAGAGTAAAGAGAAGATGGTCAAGTGATTATTTTTACGAGTTATTGACTTACTCACATGATGGAAAGATGTATTCTAAAACTACCTTTCCAAAAAGAGGCAACTATTCAAAAGTCCCGAATATCCTCAGAAAGTTAAAGATAAAACCGAATCAAGGCTATTTACTGCCTCAATTGTTACAGGATTCGGAGTTTGAAGAATGGGCGACAAAGAGATTGAAAAGTGAAGAAACTAGAATTGTTGGTATCAAGGATAAGAAAAGAGCGAGGAATGCTCCAATTACTCCTGATAGAACATTAAGATTAGAAGGATGGTTTTAGAAATGTTATGGACTGAAAAATATAGACCCAAGAGAATACACCAATTGATTGGCCAAGAGATGTTTAAACTCGATGCTGAGAATTGGATAGAGAATAAAGAAATGCCGAATCTACTATTGTATGGTGGTGCAGGAGTTGGTAAGACTACTGCCGCAGGTATTCTAGCAAATGAGATGTTAGGCTCAGAGATTGATTCAAACTACTTTGAAATCAATGCTAGCGATGATAGGAGATTAGAAGTAGTAAGGACTACTATCAAAGATATTGCTCAACAAAGAGCAATAGGTGAAGTTCCCTTTAAGATAGTATTACTAGATGAAATGGATGGTATGACACCCGATGCTCAAAATGCATTGAAAAGAATTATGGAAAGATACGAGAATAATGTTAGATTCATTATTACCGCTAATGATAGAAGTAGGATTATCTATCCACTTCAATCTAGATGTGCTAATTACTTCTTTTCTAATCTTGAGAATGCTACAATTTTGAGTTTATTGCAGACGATTCTGACGAATGAACAAATTTCAAATCCTCCTTCCGAGGATGATTTGGGCGGCTTTATAACCTACTACAACGGTGATGTTCGTAGAACAATAACGGAAATGCAAGCCGCACTTGCAAGTGGATTAAGTTTGAGAAAACAATCTGAAAAGAGTTTAGAGAAATATGATAAAATCTTAAATTTGTTAATCGAAGGAAACCACAACAAAGCATTAGAAGAATTACACAATGCCCTATATTCTGGAAAAACTGTAAAAGATATTTGTAATGGATTACATGAAGTTATTGTAAATGGCGAAATGGAAGACAATTTGAAATTCAAATATCTTAGAGCAGTTGGTGAATCAGAATGGAGAGGCAATTCAATGACCCCAAGAGTGCTAGTATCTTGGTTGGTATCCCAAATGAGAACTCAAGATTCTCAAAGGAGAGTATAATCCTTAATGGATAATTAGCGAGAGCAAGACGAAAGAACAAAAACAAAATGGAGGAAAAAACATGGAAATGAATAATGAAATTGAAAAGTATGCTGAAATTATCGGTGTTACTGTTGAGGAGGCAACCGCTATCTTCAATGGTATTGTCACTGATAATAACTTGGATGTGAATACGGAGAATGGCCTAAAGGTGGCTAGAAGCGTATTTAGGTCTAAGTTTAGTCAAGCAAGAACAAGAATGATGAACGAACAAAAGACAGGTGAAACTCAACAAGAATACACTGGTCCTACTTACACACAAAGGGCTAATGGTTTCTTTTGGGCGGCTGACAATGCTACCAATTGGGAGGAGAGGAATAGAAATACTCTTTTAGCCGAATATCAAAGAGATGCAAATACCGCACTTAACAGTGGTAAAATTGCAGTTGCAGTTCTACTTAGTGATGGTCGCTACGAGGTTAGCATTCTTCGTGATGGAGAAGTCACATCGAAGATTATGGAGAAATTACCTAATACTGAACCTATGCAAGTTGATGATGATAGGTGGATTATACCTGTTGATAACAGAAAGGCTTTCCAAAGCGGTCAAGCAAATCCTAACTACGGTAGACCTCTACCTGCTGAAAGATGGTCTAAGACTCTATACTTCGTAGGAAAGTTTGAAGATAATGCAGAATATTCCGAGTATCAACTGAGATTGAACGGAGAAATGGCGAAGAACTTCTCACCGAATACCTTTGTTTGGTGTTCATTAGATGTTGTTCCTAATTCTAATAATCCTAAGATTCTAAGTGCTAGAAAGGATGGAAGCACTGCTGACTCTTTGCAATATCTAGATAGTGATGAAAGTCTACTTGAAGTGATTCAAAATGTTCTAGGTGATAAAGTATCATCTCTAGTATCATTAGACGATTATCATTCAGAGAATTCACATAAGGCTTATGCTGATAAGTTGGTTATTACTGATGGTAATGTCGCTAACATGAAGTTGGAGCCTAACTCTAACGGAACAAGAGTATTACATCTAAGTGATTTGAATGCTGATTTTGATTATGAAGGTGAAGGTTATTCATCTGTAACTGCTTGGATTCCCCCGTCAATTGATATTGACTTTGGTATCGGTAGTAATGTAATCGTAAGTGGAAGGACTTCACAAGGAGTAGATGAAGAAGGTCAAATTAGACCCGCTACTATCAATGTCCTAGGACTACATGTAGTAGATAGACATGGTTCGGCTGATGTTTACAGTGAACCTGTTGAAGATTCTAATGATGACTGGTTCAGTTGGGATTGAAACTAAATTACTCACAGGGTTTATCGAATAATAAGAGAAAAAAAGAAAAGCATATCGAGATAGTGTTGTTAGCATGAATCTCTTTCCCTATGAGTAATAACTAAAGGAGAAATTAATATGAGTTTAACAAGTATGAAAAGCACAAAGAAAGAAGGAGCAGTAAAGTCTGAAGTCCAAAAGGAATTGCAATATCAGCAATGGAAAAAGGCTACTGCTGAACAAAGGAAGGCACAACTAAAGAGGAAACATTCTCATCTAGTGGTATCTATTGCCGCTAAAGCAAAGAATGGTAAATCGGGTTTAGCCCTAGACATTAGAACTCCCGAAGAAGTAAAGAACGGACATGTTATTCGTTTTCTTGACTTTGACGATGGAGCAGAAGTAACATGGAAAACCTGTTGGGATTCAGACCCTAACATCTATGTTTACTGTCCTAATCATTACAACTCTGATGGAACAGAGAATTATGCATTGACCATGCAAAATGCTCTTAACTTCGTTAGAGAAACAGAAGAAATGATTGAAGATAAAGATACAAATGTCAGAGCGTTTGTAGTTGATGGAATGGATAAGTGGAACGACTGTGCCACTAACAAACTTCGTTATGAAATTAACAAGGGCGATAGGAAGAAAATGACAAACCCTATTGCTCCTACTGCTTATGGAGCAAGGAACATTGACCACAATGAGTTGTTCATTAGTGTGCTAAGATTGGAATGTGATAAGGTATTTATTACCCATCTAAAGCCAACATTTAGTGACCACATGAACCCTACTCCAACTGGATTTGTTCCTAATTGGAATAAGGATGTTCCCGATAAGATGCTACAAATGATTGCTATCAAAGATGAATCTGTTGGTAACAATACTAAGTATGTAGCAAGGCTTCAAGCAAGTAAAACTAACCCAAATATGGTTGGAAGAACATGGACTATCTTTGAGTCCAATGCTAAAGAAGCGAAATGGAATGGTCTTCCCGAACTACAAAAGAGGGAAATTTAAGACTCATTCGTGAGTAGGGTTTTGTTGGGTAATAAAACGAGAAAGTGTTGGTAGGGGTTTACCTCCTTCAACAAGGGCAGGGGTGTCCTTCTTTTTCCCTATGAGCGAAAGCAAGGTGATGAAAATGCAAATACAAGTAAACAAACAAGACATAGTAGAAGCAATGAAAAATGTCGAACTAAAAGGAAAATGGGCGACAACGAGTGGACTATCTTCAAAGTCTTTGGGTAAATATATTCATTTTCAATTAAACGATAATCAGTTATTGTTAATCAATTCAGATGAATCTACTACTGCGATAAAATCTATTCCAGTAGAAACAGAAGATAACGGCTCATTTGTTTTAGATATTGATATGATGAAAAAGTATCTAAGTAAAATGAATGATGATATTCTTTTTGAGATTGGAGACACTATCGTAATGAAATCAGATGGTAAAAGAGCAACAATGCCAATTGTTGTTGAGCATCCTTTTCATGGTAGAATTGAAAGATTTGTTGCTCAATGGCCGATAGCCTTTGAAGAAGATTTAACAAGAATACCTACAATTGGCAGTATAGATTTTAGTTGTGGAATACAATTAACAGGTGAAGAACTTCATAGTGCTATTGATGCATGTGAGATTGTAAACAATGGAATCTATAAATTAGATTTCAATGAAGGAGATGAAGTTAGTCGGCCTAAATTTATTATATCCTCTGAGCAAACGATTTCTTCTTATAGAGAAGAAGTTGCCTTTTCAAATATTATCGGAGAAGGAGCAACAGTATTGTTTAGTGGACCTATGCACAAATTCTTTGGAAAGAAGGAAGTTGTAAATATATTTCTTGGGGATGACCAACCCATAGTAATGATAACGGAAAATAGCGCATTGGTTCGTGCGCCAAGGTTAGGGATTTAATATGACAATCTATATAGATGAAGAATGCGATATTTGCGGATTAAAGATGAAGGAAAATGTTGTAGGGATTCATTATCATAATGTATGTGTTGGTTGTTTAGAAACTTTGGTAAAAAACGCAGTTCACTTTCAGAAATTCATTAAAGGTAGAAAAATGCTTGGTCAAATATATGATAAGGAGATGAAAAAATGATTATCAGTTATATAGAATCAGATAAGACTATCAAGATTAGATGGAGGGATGAGAATAGAGAAAGAAAGGAGAAGTCTATTGAAGGTTTTAATCCTTATTTCTTTATTCGTTCAACGGATAAAAGACCTGAAACTTACAAAACATCTCATAAGATTATAGGTGGTAAGTCAATAAAGCAAACTGGATTCTATGAATACAAAACTGGTGATTACAAAAACCTTCAAGGACAATCTTTGACTAAGGTTTTCTATTCTCACCCTAAAGATAAATACAATGCAATAAAGCCTTTTGTCGCTACATGGGAAGGAGATGTTCCTATCTGTCGTAGATATTGCGTAGATGAATTAGAGAATGTCCCCGAATATGAAATGAGAAAATGGTATTGGGATATGGAATGGATGCCTAAAGGTAGTGAGCATGAAGATGCTATTACTACTATTGCGGTGTATGATAATTACAGTAATCAATCTCAACAATGGGCGTGGTTGCCCGATGCTCCTTCTCATTTACATTGGAAACAATCAGATAAGATAGCGATATTTAATAGTGAAAAAGATATGCTTGAAAATTTCGTAAATGTATTACAAGAAGAAGACCCCGATATGCTGATTGCTTGGTGGGGATTGAAATCTGATATTCCCCAATTGATTAAAAGATTATTTGCTAACAAGATTGACCCAAGAAAATTATCTCCACATAAGGAAGTAAAGAATGTAGGATTTAATGCTTTAGGTAGTGTTGAGTATTCTAACATCGAACAACCGATTCGTGGTAGATTATGTCTTAATCTTGACTTAGCATTTGAAAGACAATGGATGGATGCTCAAAGAGGAACACTACCAAGTAACTCATTAGATTACTGTGCAAGTGTATCTGTTGGAGAAACTAAGAAGAAAGAATCTAAGTTTACTGATAGGAATGAATTCTTTAATCGAGCATGGCTAGAAGATACTCAAAATTACCTAGAGTATTGTCTTCAAGATGCAGAATTACTACATAAGATAGATGAAGAAATGGGATTGAGTGAAGGCGTATTGGCAGTTCAAAAGATTGTGAAAGCACCGTTTGAAGATTGTTTCTTCGTTACTATGATAGCCGCACCTTATTTCATGAGAAACGCAACATGGAAAGCCCCTACTGGTAAAAAGGGTAGTAAGGAAAAATACGATGGTGCAATGATTTACAATCCGCTAGAAGAAGAAACGAATGGATTACATCTAGGCGTTGCCGCTTTTGATTTTAGTTCGCTATATCCGTCAGTTGCCGTAGCAAGGAATATTTCATGGGAAACAAAATCCATTGAACCAACCGAGTTTGCAGTCAATATTAGGACTCCAAGAAGTCTCGGAGAAACTATTACTGAGGATTGGAAATATTACAAAACGGATGAATTAGGATTACTACCAAGAATGATTCTAACACTAAAGCCTCTTAGAAAACAATACAAGAGTAACATGTTAGAAGCACTACAAGAAGGTAATAAGAAAGAATATGTTAAGTGGAATTCAATGCAAATGGCAACCAAGAGACTTTTAGCATCTCTATACGGAGCAACTGCGGCAGTTGGTTTTGGTTGGTATGATTTAGATTTAGCCGCTAGTATTACTGCTAGTGCTAGAGAAGCAATTAGAGAAGCCGCATTTAAAGTGAGGGAATTGGAATGAAATTAGAAGGGAGAAAATGCAGTTTTAAAAAATGTAAAAGAAGAATACTATCTGAACCAGTATTAATGGGCTTTTCACCGCAATGGATGGTCGAAGGAGCAATCAAAGGGTATTGTATCAAATGTTCTCTAAGAGAATGTTCTAATCTTATACCCGTAATAAATCCTCATCCCAATGATGAATTTGAACATTGGGCTATGATAGACGGGCAACTTACTCCATTAGTCCCAAAGGAGGAATAGAATGAAATTAAACGATTATCAGAATGAAGCAAGAAAGACCGCAATATATCCTATTGATGATGGGCTTACCTATACTGCATTAGGATTA